CAACAACATTTAATATTAAAGATTTTTTTTATTTTATGTTAAATCCTTTAAAATATGATACAGAATATACAAAATATCAAGTAATGAATTTTGGTAGTGAATTTAATAATAATTCAAATATATTTTATCAAAAAGTAGAAAAATTAATTGAAAAAACAAATATATTACCATCTAATAACATTGAGAGATTATATTATTTTAATGAAATTCTAAATTGGTATCTTATAATGTCAATGAATGGTACATTAAATTATGAAAAAATATTTTTATCAGAATCATTCATTGGTAATTCTAAATTACCAACAATACCAATAAATAATAAATATGTTAATGGAACATATGATTATTATAATTATCAAACAAATGGTGATTCAAATGTAATAGTTTTAAATAAAAATATTGATATTAATAATAAAAAAGTAAATATAATTGAAGAAAGAGAAAGATTATATAATAATGTTAATGCAGAATTAATTAATACTCAAGGTGATATTGACATTTATTATTATACAAATAATTTAATTGATATTTTAAAATTAAGACCAGGTGATCCAAATGTAACAACTGGTGCTGTTGTGAGTTGGATTGAAAAATTAGGTATGTATTTTTCTGATTTTTATGAATTATATATTGGTGGTGAATTAATTGATAGAGTAGATGATGATATAATAAATTGTTTACAAGAACTTTATATTGAACCAGGAATGATTAAAGCATTTGCAAAAATGATTGGTCAAGATAATAAATTAATAATAAAAAAATCATCAATTGGAAATTATAGTTTATATATAGATATTCCATTTTATTTTAATAGAAATAAAAACAGTCAAACATCTGCAATACCGATTATTGCTTTATTATATAATAAAATAAACATAAAATTTAAAATTAAAACACTTAATAACTTATTAAATAAATTAGAATATACTACTGTCAAACAATTAGATAAATTAAAAATGACTTTGATGGTTGATTATATATTATTAGATGTTGACGAAAGAAAAAAATTTGCAGAATCTAAACATGAGTATATTATAGAACAATTTCAAAGTTTAACATATGATACAAATTCATTTTTAAATACAAATCAAATAAAATTAAATTTTAAAAATCCCACAAAAACTCTTATATGGTTTGCTCAATTAAAAGAAAATATTGATTTAAAACAATACTATAATTATACATCTGAACCTTATTATTTAAATATTAAAAAATATATTGATAAAGATGAAATAGATAATAAATATTTATCAGCTTTAGAAGTTTTAGATAAATTTATGTTAAATAAATTAACAAAATTAGAATTTGATAAATTAACTATATTAAAAAGAAATTATGATAGTCTAAGTAAAGATGTTCAATCTCAATTACAAATAGCAGTTAAACCATCTCAAATACCAATTATAAAAAAATCAGAATTAAAAGTAAATGGACATAATAGATTTAAATCTGATTCAGATGAAACTAGTTTAGTTAGACCTTATACATTTTTTAATAATTCTTATCTTAATGGTATAAATGTATATAATTTTGGATTATATCCAATGCAAAAACATCCATCTGGTACAATTAATTTTAGTTTTTTAAATGATCTAAATTTATTAATTGATTTTAATAATATACAAAGTAAAGAAATTAGAGTAACAATAATAGGTATTTCTTATAATTTATTTAGAGTAATGAGTGGTTACGGAGGATTGGGATTTGATATTAAATAATTTTTATGTTAAATAATATTAAATAAAATAATATATAAGATAAAGGAATGGGAGGCGGTTTAATTCAACTTGCTGGATATGGATTACAAGATATGTATTTAACTTATCAACCAACAATAACCTATTTTAAAATGGTATATAAAAGACATACAAATTTTTCTGTAGAAGCTATAAAACAATTTTTTCAAAATCCTCCTAATTTTGGAGGCAGATATACATGTAATATTTCAAAAAATGCTGATTTGATGGGGCAAATTATTTTATACGTAACTTTACCAAATATACCAAAATTAATAGATACAAATTTTATTAATCAAGATAAAAATTTACAAAATATTGCAATAACTGCTTGGGTTGAAAAAGTTGGTTATGCTTTAATAAATTCAGTTGAATTTGAATTAGGTGGTAAAATTATAGATAAATTATATGGAGATTGGTTAAATATATGGACTGAATTAACACAAAGATCTAATAAACGTGGATTAAATAATATGATCGGTAATATAGAACTATTAACAAAATATGAAAATGGAAAAGGAACTTATTTATTAAAAATACCTTTACCATTTTATTTTAGTAGGTATAAAGGATTAGCATTACCTTTAATTGCTTTAGAATATTCTGATCTTAAAATAAATGTTGAATTTAATAATTTAAGTGATTTATTAATTCTTGGTCCAACACATTATATTCAAACTAATGAAAGTGTAGTAAATTTTACGAGTGGTGAAATAATTTATCAAATTATAAATAATCAATATATTTATTCTAAATATTTATCATTTGATATAAATACTAGTAGGTTATATTATATAAAATTAACATCAAGTCCATTTCAAATAAATACTGAAATAGTTGGTTTAAATTCTAATTATTCAGTTATAGCTTCTGGTAATGAAATAAATTATTTAAGTAAAATAAACAGTGTATTTAATTCAAGTAGTATTACTTTAGGATCAACATATTTATATGTTGATTATATTTATTTAGATAATACAGAAAGAATAAAATTTGCTAGATCAAATCATGAATATTTATTTGAATATTTACAATATGATAATGAAAAAATACTTATTAATAATAATAATAAAATAAATATTTTATATAATCATCCAACAAAGGCAATATTTTTTGTTGCTCAAATTAGTTATATACCAAATTCTTATATAAAAGATAAATTTAATTATACAAATAATTTTGATAAGAAGATTGGAAATGGTATTATACAAAATGTTCAATTTCTTTTAAATGGTAAAGAAAGAATTACATCTAGATCATACCAATATTTTTCATGGATTGAAAATTATCAATATTTATCAAATGGTGCTTCAACAGAAGGAATAGGTATGTATTCATTTGCAATTCATCCGGAAGATTATCAACCAAGTGGATCATGTAATTTTTCTAGAATAGATGATATTTCATTAGGTTTAAATGTTGATAAATCAATTACATATTCTAATCCTGGAAAAGCAAGAGTTTATGCATTAAGTTATAATGTATTAAGAATTATAAATGGAATTGCTGGAGTGGCGTTCGATAGTTAATTACTTACCAGTAGATCCAAATCCACCACTACCTCTAAGAGTACTATCTAATTGATCTACAAAATTAACTGTAAATGGTTGAAGAGTCGGCATACATAATTGAAATAATCTGTCTCCTTGTTTAACAACATATGGATCTTTACTTGTATTAAATACTTTTGCCATAATATTTCCACGATACCCATGGTCAATAATACCAATTGAATTTGCCATTATTAGTGGAGTTTTAGAAATTGATGATCTTGGATAAAGATAATAACCAGAAATAATTTTATGGCTAAATTCATCTTTAAATTCAGGAGAACAGCTTAATTTAAAATCTAATGTACCCACAGAATTTGGTGGAACAATAATTTCTTCTGGACAATATAGATCATATCCACTATCATTTTGATAATTTTTTCGTTCTTGATAAAAATCACTTAGAGATGCATCATGAAGTTTAATATTTAGATGGTATTTATTCATTTTTATATACCTATTAGGTTTATAAAAGTAATATAATAATTAATCAATTTTTTTATACGGTTACGGTTTGCATTTGATTTCCTAATGCAACAATTACACGGAACATTTTATTTTCAAGGGATTGTCTTCTGGACATTGAGTCGTTGTATAATTTAACCATATCAGTTATTTCTTTTTCGGTGACTGATGTATTTTTAATATCTTTTAAGTTTTGTGTTGAAAGGATAGTATTAAATTTATTTAATTCGTCACGTTTTTCTTTAACTGCATCTTCAGCAGCTTTTAATGCAGTTATTAATTTTTTTACATTATCTTGTGTGTCCTGTGCTAAATCAGCTCCTTTACTTGCTTTTAAATTTGCTTTTAAATTTTGATATGCTGCTTCTAATGAAACAGAAATAAAAGATGAATCAGTAATTGGTCTCCAAGATGTTGGAGATCCCATTGTTCCTAAGAAAAAATTACCTCCTTTCATTGCTGCTAATAAACGACCACCACCTCTCATTTCAACTGGTAAGTTTTCTCCACCTTCATAACCACCACGTTGTTGGTGAAGTTGAACCAATACGGATGGATTTAATCCACCAGGAAAGCCAGAAAAGCCACTTGCGGCAGGTAATACTCTTGCTCTAGCCATTTCAAAATCTCTTTTACGTTTTTGCATAACTACTGCTGCTACGACTGGATTTGCAAGTAATAAGTTTAATCCAGTTACTGGATTTATTAAATCGTGTATGCTTGTTGGTGTCCATTCGCCAGCTTTATCAACGAATCTAGATAAATAGCTTTTTAGTCCATCTGCATATTTATTTAAAAGTGTTAAGAGAGCTGATCTTAATTCACCTTGATTTTCACAATCTTCGGGAATATTGCATGATTGTTGAGGGAACTTTTTTACAATAAATCTAACGGTAGGTTCATCTAATTTTTCAACAAATTGAGAAAGAGTAGTTGGTCTAAATAAATTAAATAAAGCATCTAATTTTGGGTCTAAAAATGTTTTAACCTCTGATTCAGTTCCAAATAAAATATCTACATCTGAATCTGAAGTAAATGTTGTTGATGAAACAGTATTAGTTCCAAGTTTGGCTGCTAGTTTCGGTAAATTTGAAACTGTAGGAGTAGTAGGAGTTGGCATATTATATAATTATATAA